GATAGAATACTATTAACAAATCCAGGCACAGGATATACTACACCACCACAAGTTGTATTCACTAGTGGATCTCCAACATCTGTAGCTATTGCTACTGCTGTAATTTCAGAGGCTGTATTAGGGCCTGTAGGAATCACTACTGGTGGACTTGGTTATAGTTTTATACCTACTGTTGGAATTACATCTGTCTATATACAACAATCCAACGAGACAATACCTTTATTGATGAACGCACAGGCAGAGGCGGTTGCAGTTGGAGGTACTGTTTCAGTAATTAGATATAGTAATGCTGGTGCTGGTTATACTAACACCGCCGCTGTTGTATCAATATCTTCTGTTACATCTAATTCGTTTGGCGAATTTACCTCAAACGAAATAATTAAAGGTGTTTCTAGTGGCACGAGTGCATATGTCTCTCATTGGAATACGGCAGACAATATTCTTAAAGTCTCAATACCTAATGGAAGTTTCCAAGTAGGTGAAGTTGTTGTAGGTGCTGCAGCAAGTTACAGAATCTTATCCGTAGACTCTGACTTTAATATTGCCTTCGCTGGAAATGATGAAATAGAGGCAGAGGCAGACACAATTATAGACTTTTCGGAAACAAACCCTTTTGGTGAGTTCTAAATACTATTATAAGGTGGTAATATTATGTTAACCAATCACTTCTATCATGAGATCATTCGTAAGACAATCGTGTCTTTCGGAACCTTGTTTAATAACATTGAGATCCAACACACGGACAATAGTGGCAAAACGATAAGTGTCATTAAGGTTCCCATATCTTATGGCCCACAACAGAAATTTCTAGCAAGAGTAGAACAGGGTAGAGATTATCAAGATGGTGTAGGTACTACACTTAGTTTACCTAGGATGTCTTTTGAAGTCATGGGTATGAATTATGATGCAACTAGGAAAGTATCTACAATGCAGACTTTTAAGTCTGTCAATAAAAAAACCAACAAATTGGTTAAGGCATTCATGCCTGTTCCGTACAATATTAATATGCAACTTAGTATTATAGCTAAGTTGAACGAGGATGCAATACAAATATTAGAACAAATACTACCATATTTTCAACCAGCATTTAATTTGACAGTAGACTTGGCTGATGTTATTGGAGAGAAAAGAGATATGCCAATTACATTAGAAGGCATACAGATGGAAGATAATTACGAAGATGATTATCTCACAAGGAGAGCATTGATATACACTATGAATTTTGTATGCAAAACATATCTATTTGGGCCAATTAATAATAGTACTGAGGGAACTTCTGGACTAATCAAACAGGTACAGGCAGACTACTATACTGACACTTCATCTGTCAAAACTGCACCTAGACAACAAAGATATAGTGCTGTCCCTGCTGCAGTTAAGGATTATAACCAAGATGGTGCCGCAAAAACAACAGAGTCATTTGATACAATCAAAACTGAATTTAATGTCAATACTGCCATTGCATTTAGAAAAGGTGATTATATTCAAATAGACGAAGAGAAAATGTTAATTAGTTCTATAACAAACAATAGACTAAAAGTAAAGAGAGCTCAATATGGAAGTACTGTCAAACCACATGATACTGATGTGTTCATACATAGAATTACAGTACAGGATGACGCTCAGATTCTAGAAGGTGATGATTTTGGATTTGGTGAAACTCGTACCGACTTTGGTGATGGCGGAATTTGGAGTAGTAGTCAAGGGAGGGACTCTGACTTATGATTGAAGATGAAACGTTCAATGAAATAGATGATACTCTAGACATCGATAGAGGTGCGGAGATTATGAAAGCACCTGCAAATAAACCTACAAGAACTAGTCCTAGTAATCTAAAGTCAGGTAAAGAAGATGTCACAAAAGACTATGAGTATAGTAGAGCTCAGTTATATTCTTTAGTTGAAAAGGGCCAAGAGGCAGTTGATGGTGCTTTGGATGTTGCACAACAATCGGATTCTGCGAGAGCATATGAAGTTGCTGGACAATTAATTAAACATGTTGCAGATACAGCAGACAAACTCATAGATTTGCAAAAGAAAATGAAAGATATTGACGAGGTAAAAGATAGTAAAACAACCAATGTCACTAACAATTCTTTATTTGTAGGAAGCACATCGGATTTACAAAAGATGCTCAAAGAAACTATGAAGAAGAATAAATAATAGTATGAAAAGATTCAGAACACTAAGAGAAGAAAACTGGGATAGACTGAATAAGTATGGTGCAACATATACCATTACATTCATATTCAGAGGACAAACCAAAATGCTTCAAATGTTTTTTCCTCAAAGGGCAAGACCATTGAAGAGAAATGTTCAATATGAATTGGAAAAAATATATCCAGGCGGTAAAGTAATATATTTTATGCCTAGTGAAAAAGACCCAACAAAACCTTTATTAGTCATTGACCCATAATAAATCATGGTTGATCATAATGTATACCTTGGAAATCCTAATCTAAAGAAAGCAAACGTTGCTCAGAACTTTACTAAGAAACAAGTTACTGAGTTCTTAAAGTGTGCTCAAGACCCTGTGTATTTTGCACAGAAGTATGTGAAGATCATCAACTTGGATGAAGGTCTAGTACCATTCAAGATGTATGACTTCCAAGAGAAGTTAGTTAACAATTTCCATAATAATAGATTTAATATATGTAAGATGCCTCGACAGTCAGGTAAGTCAACGACTGTGGTATCATATCTTTTACACTACGCCATCTTCAATGATAGTGTCACAATAGGTATCCTTGCAAACAAGGCAGCAACTGCAAGAGATCTACTTGGTAGATTGCAGATTGCATACGAGAACTTACCCAAGTGGATGCAACAGGGTATCATTGCATGGAACAAAGGATCAATGGAATTGGAAAACAAATCCAAGATCATTGCCGCATCTACCTCCGCATCAGCTGTTCGAGGTATGTCATTTAATATTATATTCTTAGACGAATTTGCTTTCGTTGCAAACCATTTAGCAGATGATTTCTTTAGTAGTGTATATCCTACTATTAGTTCTGGTAAGTCTACTAAGGTAATTATTGTTTCTACCCCTCGTGGTATGAATCACTTCTACCGACTGTGGCATGATGCAGAACTGGATAGGAACGAGTACGTCACAACAGACGTTCACTGGTCGGAAGTGCCAGGCAGAGATGAAGCGTGGAAAGAACAGACGATTAAGAACACATCAGAAGCACAGTTCCGTGTTGAGTTTGAGTGTGAGTTCCTAGGATCTGTTGATACTTTGATTTCGCCAGCTAAGTTAAAAACTATGGTGTATGATGAACCAATCAACCGTGGTAAAAGAGGAGGGGAGATATATGAAAACCCAATAGATAAACATAATTATTCAATTACTGTTGACGTTGCAAGAGGTGTGGAGAAGGACTATTCTGCCTTCATAGTTTTTGATACGACAGAGTTTCCATATAGAGTGGTAGCCAAATATAGAAACAACACCATCAAACCAATGTTGTTTCCAAATGTTATTTTAGATTTTGCTAAGGCATATAATAATGCATATGTTTTATGTGAGGTAAATGATATTGGAGATCAAATTGCATCTATATTATTCTATGACATGGAATATGAAAATGTTTTAATGACTGCCGTAAGAGGTAGAGCTGGACAAGTATTGGGTCAAGGATTCTCTGGTAGTAAAGTGCAGTTGGGTGTCAAGATGTCCAAGACTGTAAAGAAAATAGGTTCACTTAACCTCAAGACTTTGATCGAGGCAGATAAACTATTAATCAAAGACTATAATATTATTGCAGAACTTACGACTTTCATTGAAAAATCAAACTCATTTGAAGCGGAAGAGGGATGTAATGACGACCTTGCTATGTGTCTAGTAATATTTGCATGGTTAGTTATGCAAGAGTATTTTAAAGAAATGACAGATGATGATATAAGAAAGAGAGTCTATGATGATCAAAGAGATCAGATAGAAGCTGACATGGCACCATTTGGTTTTATATCTGATGGCATATCTGAGGAAACATCATTTGTAGATAACGATGGAACTAGATGGAATGTAGATGAGTATGGCGATAGATCATATATGTGGGATTACTTATAGGTGGACTTAGATGAACCAGTCTTATTTTTGCATGAGAGAACATGCAGAACTTGTGGTAGAACATACTCATTGACAGATGGATTCTATCTGACTAGGAAAAGTAGAGGAGAAAAACCATCATCCTATTCGTATGAATGTAAAACCTGTACTATTCAGAGAGTAAAAACTAAAAGAAGAAACCAAAAAATAGATGTATATCCTGACTGGTAGAGGGTTCATGTACTGTTTCCCCAGTGAAAAAGTGGTAATTTCTAAATAATAACAGAGAAAACAACTGAGATCTTCGAGGAACACTAACATGGCGCTTAATCTAGTATCTCCAGGCGTTAAGGTAAAAGAGGTAGACTTAACAGTAGGAAGAATAGACGGCATCAACGATCAAGTTGGAGCGATTGCAGGCCCCTTTGAAAAAGGCCCTGTAAACGAACCAGTATTGATTGAGACAGAGGCTGACTTACTTAATACTTTTGGTTCACCAAAATCTACTGATGCTCAATACGAGTACTGGATGACTGCATCTTCTTTCTTATCTTATGGAGGAATCCTAAGAGTATTAAGAACGAACAATGCAACTTTATCCAACGCTAACGCACCTGTTGGTGTCGCAATCACAAACCTATCAATCCAGAATTCTGAGGATTACTACAATAATCGTAGTACAGATACTAACTGGATGTATGCTGCAAGAAACCCTGGCTCTTGGTCAAATGGTTTAAAAATCTGTACCATTGATGCTAAAGCGGATCAGAGAATCGCTATCGGTACTGACGGTCTTGTAGTAGGATATGCTATTACTGCTGGTTTTTCAACAAGTATTGCAAACACAGATGGAACTGTAGGAGTTCAAACTGGATACGTCAAGGGTATCATTACTGATATCGGTAACGGATCAATTGACGTTAAGGTCGTTGCAAAACATAACGTAACAACTGATGTCTGGAGTGTGGCAGATTATGAAGAGGGATCTTCAACTAACGCTTTCCAACCTTATGACATAGGTGTCTACAATGAGTACTTCACTCAATCTGCAAGTGCAAACCAACCAAACCGTTATCAAATCTTTAACAACGCTGGAACAGCTCAGAGAATTGAAAGAACAAGATTCCAAGCCGTAATTGGTATTGGTTCTACAGTTATTTCTTTTGGTGAAGATCTCAATGCATTAAAAGTTGCTCCTGGCGATCAAATCAAATCAGTTAACGGAACTTACACTGGTAATGTTACCGATGTTCAAACTGCGATAGGTGGTAATCCAGAAATAACAATGGATACTGCAGCTACTGTTGCATTTGCAAACACCGACTTCATTGTTATGTCTGGTGTTGGTAGTGGACTTTACCTAAGAGAAGGTAACACTATTAAAGATTGGTACAACGAACAAACTTTAGGTCTTACAAACCTCAATATCAAATGGAGTTCTATTGCAGAGGCACCAAGTACAACTGAGTATGCTAAATCAAGAAACTCTAAGTACGACGAATTCCATGTTTTAATTGTAGATGACAATGGATCTGTAACTGGTACAGCTGGAGCAGTTGTAGAAAAATGGGTTGGGTTATCAAAGGCAATGGATGCTAAGATATCACCAAGTACAGATATCTACTACAAGAACTACCTTGCAAACTTCTCACAGTATGCTTTCGTTGGTGCAGCCCAAACTGGTATGGCTCTTAAGTATTCCATGTTAGGTGGTTATACTCTTGACGATAGTGGTACATGGGGATCTGAAGCACAAGGAAAAACATTCAACGGTGCTGGTGCTAAGACATTCTCACTTGCAAACGGAAACGATTATGGTTCTGTTGGTTCTTACAAATGTGCGTTAGGAGATATTATTTCCTCATACACAGTATTAGATAACCCTGCTGAGTATTCAGTAAATTACCTAATTCAAGGGCCATCTGGTGGTGAGTCAATCTATGAAGCACAAGCAAAGGCTAACAAGTTAATCCAAATTGCTACTACTCGTAAGGATTGCATCGCATGTATTTCACCTTACAGAGCTGGAGTTGTTGGTTTAACAAACTCTGATCAACAGACTTCAAACATTATCTCATTCTATGAGAGTTTAACCTCTAGTTCTTATTCCGTATTTGACTCAGGTTATAAGTATACCTTTGATAGATTCAATAACACATTCAGATATATTCCTCTGAATGGTGACATCGCTGGATTGATGGCAAGAACTTCCATCAACTCATTCCCTTGGTTCTCACC